GGAGTTGATCGCCGCCCGGCGTTTTTCATTCACCAATGTGGTCTGCGTCGGGTCCGGCGTCGGGAATACACCACCGCCATCCCCCACCCCCATCTGGGTAATTTCCAGTGGTTTTCCGGTTGAGATTGCCTGCGCTAATTTCGCCTCACCGATATGGGTGAGAATCGTAAAATATTTGGTTCCCATCGTTTATCTCGTCTGAATAAATTTAAAATAGAGTCAGCGGCAAAAGTATTGCCGTAATACCAGAGTCGAATGTTCGTTCTGTGTTCTCACAACCATTATGAGAAAACACTAAAATAATTACCTGTTGATGGCGTTGTTTCTACTATGGCACAACAGCCGGTATAGACAGCTCCCTATATCGCCAAAATTTAAAAGACGAAATCAAATACATCATTAATAGAAAAAACCATAACCACAATATAATTCAAAAGAATCCTTTATCATTCAACATTAGGCTGCTCTCACAATGTAACTAAAAGCAATATTACGTGGACGGGTAACACCAAGAGTATCTGAGCGATGCCGTTCCTTATAAACACTCTGCATCAAACCATATTGCAAGGTCAGAGATGTGGGAATATTAGAAATAACATCCAGTCCAGAATCAGAAATTGTTCCACCTACTGAAAAAACAGGTGCATCATCATTAAGCACCGGGTCAACAGCACTATAACTGCCACTTTGTGATGACATAATTACTCGTCCAGCATCCACCCCACGTCCATCATCCCAACCACGAATAAACTCGCCACGCAAATCCGGTAATACTCCCGATGGGTAGACCTGTGCCAGCCGTGGATACCGGTTTTTATCAAACGCCTGGCCGTTGCATTTGAGCCAGCCCGAAGGCACGTTAGCCTGCGGCCAGGGCAGTGGTATACCCACGATGTCATTAATATCCAGTTTTAGTTTGATGTTGTTATCGGTTTTATCTGACAGTGAATTCACCGCCCCTGCCACAAATGCCGTCGTTGCCAGTTGTGTTGTGGTCGTTCCTGCCACTGCGGTCGGCGCAGTGGGAATCCCCGTCAATGCCGGGCTTTCAATCGGCGCATACTGCTTGTGTGGATTCGCATTGGTGAGGTGTTTCGCCATCAGATCATCGGCGTAGGCTTTCACCTCAATGGCTTTGTCATCAACCGACTGACGGGTTGCCAGCACCACTGATGGGTCCACTTTCAGGGTAACGGCGCTGGCATTGCTGACCACCAGAATCATACGCACGGTTTGCACGCGGCCAGAGCCTTCCTGCAACTGCGGTTTGTAGGTGTCCGGGCAGTTGGCAACCGCGATCAAATCCCCATCCGCATCGTATAACCCAATCTCACGCAGCCAGAACCCACCTTCATTCTCCGGGATCACCTGTTCGGCAATAATCTGGTTTGGGTTATTGGGGTCCACTCTCAACGCATTCAATACCGCCCGGCGTTTTTCATTAATTAATGCCGTCTGTGCCGGGTCAGGCGTTGTCGGGTTACCGCCCCCATCGCCTATCCCCATGTGGGTAATATTCAGCATTTTTCCAGATGCTGCGGCATTTGCCAGTTTCGCCCTTCCCACCTGGGTGAGCAATGTCATGTATTTCACCGTCATACCATTTTCCTTTCAGGTCAGCTTAATCCGTCATATGGCATCGCAATCCGTAGCGCGAAGACCGCCGTCTGTTTTTGCAAGCCATTTCATTTTGTTGTTGCCTCTGACAACATTATGCAAAGAGACGGCAGGCAAATCGTCTGGCTGGCGTTGTATCGGCTATGGCACAACAACACGGGTGAAAAAAACCCGCCATCGAGGCGGGAAAAATAAAAAAGACGATGAGAAAAACTAAAAAAGAAAAATACGGTTATTTATTTTCGGGTAATAATGGCCATTCAATAGTGACGGGAAACCCCGCCTGTTCAGGAATCTTGCGCAGTGCTTCCCGATATGCACGCCAGGCCTGCTGATCTACTGGAGCATCAGGCGCTTGCGTCCAGTCACTGGTAGTCAACAAGTTATCTCGTTGTCGCCGTGCGGCCTCCGCCAACTGCGTTTGCGATGGTGATGCGGGTGTAACCGCTATCGGTTTTTGGGTTGATTCATCAAACACAATAGCGTTACCAAGAACCTGTTGGCTTAATAAGTCCTGATAATCATCATCACTGATTTCAATAACATCATCAGGAACATTAACACCATGAATTTCACGGCTATAAAAACCATTAGACGATTTAGAGTAAAACATATTACACCTCAATTCCCTATTGCAATAAACTTATATGAAATACCCGAAGTGAACTCAACGGAACCACCATTACGAACAAAGGCACCATAGCCTTTCAGCATTTCTTTTGTGCTATTACTTTGCCCATACACTGTCACCCCAGCATAATTCCAGCCAACAGCATCATTTTCTGTAATAACGACGGAGAAGATATTGTTAGGATAGGCAATGGGGAATAACTGATTGATAACTCCCGCGCCTAACGTTACCCCAGTCCCCCATTGCATAATAATGCCGGACGGTAAAATTTGATAACCATTCAACCCTGCACCCGCAACACCCACACCACCAATCGCACGCCACTGTGGCCCCGTGGAGAGGAATTTTATATTCGTCCCACTTTTAACCGTCATCGTATTTGAGCCAGATGGGTTATTAGGCCCCAGAATATTCACTCCTGCACCAGAAATCGTCACCGCTCCATTGGATCCATTATTAAACTCAATAACCCCACCGACGCAAAGGGACGCGTTCGGTAACGTAATCGTAATACCTGCCACTTGGGCTTCAATAAAACAACCAAACGCCTCACCGGTTAACACCTGGCTTTCTTTGACACCCAATACCGACCTCATATTACCCAAGGCTCTTTGCACAAACGCGGTAGTCGCAAGGCTGCTATCGGCATCAAATAACGGTGGTGTTGGTGCCGTGGGATTACCGGTAAATACCGGGTTTTCAATCGGTGCATACTGCTTGTGTGGATTCGCCTCACTCACATGGCTGGTCATCAGCGTATCGGCGTAGGCCTTCACCTCAATCGCCTTGTCATCAACCGACTGGCGCGTTGCCAGCACCACCGCCGGGTCAACTTTCAAGGTGACCGCACTGGTGTTACTGACCACCAGAATCATACGCACGGTTTGCACACGACCAGAGCCTTCCTGCAACAGTGGTTTATAGGTGTCCGGGCAGTTGGCGACCGCGATCAAATCCCCATCCGCATCATATAACCCGATTTCACGCAGCCAGAACCCACCTTCATTCTCCGGGATCACCTGTTCGGCAATAATCTGGTTTGGATTATTAGGATCCACTCTCAGTGCATTCAATACCGCCCGGCGCTTTTCATTAATTAATGCCGTCTGAGTCGGGTAAGGTGTTATCGGGTTACCGCCACCATCCCCCACCCCCATATGGGTAATATTCAGCATTTTCCCTAATGCCGTGGCATTCGCCAGTTTCGCCGCCCCCACCTGGGTGAGTAATGTCATGTATTTCACTGCCATACCATTTTCCTTTTGCATCGTCTTAAACCGTTATCTGATATCGCAATCATCACAGCGGAAATCGCCCTCTGTGTTTGCAAGCCATTCCATGTTGTTGCTGCCTCTGACAACATTATGCAAAGAGATAGGGGGTAAATCCTCTGACAGGCGTGGTATCGGCTATGGCACAACAGTGCAGATAAAAATAAACCCGCCATTAAGGCGGGTAGGAGAAGAGAGATATATTCAGTCAGTACATACTGAATAGTAATATTCAACATATCATTATTCTGAGAGGATATTTATTTCATAAACAGAGTATCTTTCGCTTATTATGCTGCTCTCACGATGTAATTAAAGGCGATGTTTCTCGGTCGATTTTCCGAGGCGGTTGGCACGACACGTGACGCATCGAACGCGATATCATCATTTGTGTTACCAGCCTGATATGATGTTGGTACTGACGAATTGCGATTCCCATTATCAAAAAAAGCACCCTGGTATGTGTCCAGCCGCAAAAACGTCCCGTTTATAAACCCGGAAATATTTCTGATAGCGTCGCCTTGGCTACTCATGATTACACGCCCCGCATCTACCCCGCGCCCATCATCCCAGCCACGAATAAACTCGCCACGCAAATCGGGCAACAAGCCTGATGGATATACCTGTGCCAACTTGGGATATAGGTTTTTATCGAAAGCCTGACCATTACATTTAAGCCAACCGACGGGTGCCATAGACTGCGGCCAAGGCAATGGAATACCCGCAATTTCATCAAGTGGGAGATTGGCACCTGAGACACGCCAATCGCCCCCCGTCGTCAGTAAGCGTACATAAGTTCCGCTCTGCAATACGATACTGTCCGGCCCCACAGGGGTTACGGAACCCCAAATGCTTTTCCCCGCCCCAGAGACCGATAGCACACCCCCACTGGCATTACGCAACTCAATTACCCCGCCCTGGCATAATGTTGCATCAGGCAAGGTCAGTGTAATACCGGGTGAAATGACTTCAATAAAGCGCCCAAACGCATCACGGGTAAGCGTGGTCGATTCTTTTATCTGGTATACACCCTGCAAATTCCCCAGCGATCTTTGCACAAATGCCGTAGTCGCAATACTGCTATCCGTATCAAATAAAGGTGGTGTCGGCGCAGTGGGATTACCGGTAAATACCGGGCTTTCAATCGGCGCATACTGCTTGTGCGGATTTACAGCGGCAATGTGAGCCGCAAGTTGATTATCAACGTAAACCTTGACCTGAATCGCCTGATCATCAACATACTGCCGACTCGCCAACACCACCGCTGGGTCAATCTTCAATGACACTGCATCAGTCTGGCTGACAACCAAAATCATACGCACCGTCTGTACACGGCCAGAGCCTTCCTGCATCTGCGGTTTATAGGTTTCCGGGCAGTTAGCGACCGCGATCAAGTCCCCATCCGCATCATATAACCCGATTTCACGCAGCCAGAACCCTCCTTCATTCTCTGGAATTATCTGCTCGGCGATAATCTGGTTTGGATTAGCTGGGTCCACGCTCAGGGTCGTTAATTCCGCCCGGCGTTTTTCATTAATTAATGCCGTCTGAGCCAGATTAGGCGTTGTCGGGTTACCGCCGCCATCCCCCACCCCCATATGGGTAATATTCAGTATTTTCCCTAATGCCGTGGCATTCGCCAGTTTCGCCGCCCCCACCTGCGTGAGCAATGCTATATATTTCGCCGCCATACCATTTTCCTTCCGGGTTACCTTAAACAGTCACGTTGTATCGCCATAATGCACAACAAGAATCACCACCTGCTTTTGCAAGCCATTTCATGTTGTTGTTGCCTCTGACAACATTATGCAAAGGGATAGAGGTGTAAATCGTCTGACAGGCGTTGTATACGTTATGACACAACAATGCAGATAAAAATAAACCCGCCATCAAGGCGGGAAAATAGAAAAGAGTAAACATTCCAAATCAAAGAAAATAACGATGTAGTTTAGAAATCCATTCTGTTCTATAAAATATCTAAGAAATAAATACAATCCACTGCATTTTAAATGCTGGCGTTAAATTTATTTCTTCGGTAACTCCGGCCAGTCGATATCTGGTGCAGTAGTAGTGTCAATGCGACTGAGTAATACCAAATATCGTTTCCACTCGGGTAATGCACTTTTCTCTGCATCAGTAGCGATACCCAGTTCATCAGCATACATTAACTCCGTAATCCGCGATGTTGCCACCGATCGACGTGCCTGTAATTCTTGCCCGGCAGTGGCTATTGCCACCTTAGCTAATTCATCAGCAGATGGCTCTGGGATCGGTATCGCAACCGGCTTACCTGATAACGCATCAAACTGGATAATATGTCCAGCCGCCTGTCTGGTCAGCAATGTCTGATAATCATCATCACTGATTTCAACCACATCTGACGGCATAGCATTACCATGAATCTCTGAAAGATAAAAACCACGAGTTGAAGGGGAAAAATAACGCATAATTAAAATCCTACAGCCAGATAACTGATGATGCAGCCAGAAACCGGCAAACCTGATGAGTAATACCAGGTTGCCCCCACATTAGATGCTCCCTCAAACGACGAATTAACAAACGCCTCAGCGGAAATCCCCGTCCTAATAGCCCCGGATATTGAAAAAAGCGCATTCGGGAATGCTATCGGAAATGCAAATGACTGTGTTCTATAGGCATTGGCAACACTGGGTGCCATTGCCAACATCCCCCACTGGAAAATCACGCCGGATGGTAAAACCTGATAGCCATTCGTTGCGGGCAAGCATCGAAGGGATTCGGCATAACGCATCTGTACCACCCCACCAGCCATCGTCCAGCTATTGATACCGTTCGACACCAGCACCACATTTTCAGCCTGGCCCACTCTGAACGATGTAATGAGTGAATACGTCGTATCAATAGGCTCGTTATTTGACGAACTGATAACCCATCCTGATTGCCTTGACGAAATATGTAACGTCGTCCCTGCTGGGACAGCAAGAGCACTCGGTAAAAATACCGTTCCGGGCGTACCATCTAACATCACAAACCGACCAGCATCATCCACAGTAATATTCCCGGCCGACGTGATTTGCCGCACACCAGAAAGATTACCGATCGCTGTATGCACAAACGCCGTAGTCGCAATACTGCTATCCGCGTCAAATAAAGGCGGTGTCGGTGCAGTGGGGTTACCGGTAAAGACCGGGCTTTCAATCGGTGCATACTGTTTGTGTGGATTCACAGCAGCAATATGTGCGGCTAATCCATTGTCGGTATAGGATTTAACCTCCGTGACTTTCATATTGGTATACGTCTGCGAAGATAATGCCTTGTCGTCGACATATTGCCGACTCGCCAACACCACCGCTGGGTCAATTTTCAATGACACCGCATCAACCTGGCTGACAGCCAGAATCATACGTACCGTCTGTACACGGCCAGAACCTTCCTGTAACTGCGGCTTATAGGTTTCCGGGCAGTTAGCTACCGCAATCAAATTATCATCGTCATCGTACAAACCAATTTCTCGCAGCCAGAATCCCCCTTCATTTTCCGGGATCACCTGTTCGACAATAATCTGGTTCGCATTAGTGGGGTCGATACTCAACGAATTAATCGCAGCACGGCGTTTTTCATTCAACAGCGCAGTCTGGGAGGGATCCGGCGTGGGTAATATACCACCGCCATCGCCTACGCCCATCCGTGCGATCGCCAGTTGTTTTCCCTGCGCGATGGCATTAGCCAGCCTGGCGGCTCCCACCTGGGTAAGCAGAGCCGTATATTTCGTGCTCAT